TTATAATTTGTTACTGTGCCACTCAAGGGCAATATCTTTGAAGGTGTTGTTTAACTGCGTTTCCCGGGCAATCTTTTCCTCTCGCTTCACTTCCATCAGATCGATTCCCCCAGAGATACCTCTTTTAGCTTCTTCAAGTTTTGCAGGAGCATCAGCTAAGGTGACCTCAGGATACACACCTAGTGCTAACAGCTTCTCTTTACCAGCTACACGATACTTGAGACGCCAATATTCTCCTCCACCAGGTTTTACCAGGAGGTACAGACCACCACCATCAGCCAACTTGTAAGCCTTCTCTTTTGGCTTGGCAGTGTCTATTTGACGGGCATTGAGTTTCACTTGGGGGTATCTCCACTAAACTGAACAGCAAATCCCCTCAATTGCTTGTAGAGTTTGGGGTACTTAAATAGACGTCAAAAGACTAAAAGGGGCATTAATATACTGATTATAAGAGGTTTTTAAATACTTGAGTAGACTTGGGGAGACGTTAGAATGGTGCGATAATAGGAGTCGAACCTACGACCTTCGCATTACGAATTATAAGAATCCGCTTCTAATTCAAAGCATTACCCCATCAACACTGCGCTCACACGTCCCACCACATCAAAACATGTAAAGCCTTGCAAGCCATTGCGAGGCCTTATGTGTCTCAGTTTTGTCCCACCTTGTATTACGACTTGCATAGCCAATGAAGATAAACGTGACGACAAACGGCGCAGCAGTCTTCTTTTCCTTCATACTTTCCCCACCCAGCATGCATACCTTTATGCCATAACTGAAGTTTATGTCTGTTATGAGCGAGGAGCGGAAGTCCGCAATTGTTCTTGCAACTAGGGCAGCTAAAAGACATGGCAGGCAAATGTCTACATGTAGGATACACCTGCTATCATAAAGAATCTTAGTCCTGAAGCATTTTAACTTTCTTCTCATGCTTTTTATATTCGCCATTTATCCATTCAGGTTCTTCCCGAATAGCTGATCGCATACAGTGTGTTGGGATATCATTCCAGAAAGCTGTAATCGCATCTGCAAACTCTATAAACTGTGTTTCTGTAACCTCAAGTTGCTCATGACGTAGACTAAATCTATAGCCTCCTGGAATATTGATATCCTGATAATACTCAGGATGCGCGACGGAAAGCTCCCGATGGGCATGGCCATCACCGTGCTTATAAACATTGACTACTTGGCGACAGGCATCGATTTTTTCGTAATAAGCCTTGCCGGTGATATCCATCCCAACCCATTCTAGAATTTCAATTAGCCTTGGGAAGCCGATGTCCCAGATCATCGATGTTACGGGTTTAGAGTCGAGCCAATGACTGAATTCACGGATACACTTTTCTCGAAGTTCCTTATCGAACTGGTGAAACATTCCTGCTGTCAGAGCAAGTGAAACCGTATTTTTCATATCACTGAGGGCAATCCAATGTGAAATTCCTTCATCATAAGCCTGTTCCCAGATAGCCCCCTCGTCGTCATAATCGGGGTCAAAACGCTTACCGGCGGCCTCATAGTAATCTTTTTCTTTCTGCCGAGCTTCAGCTTCAAGATCAGAATCGCTAAACTGCGAAAATAAACGTTTTCTGGCTTCAGAAACATAAAAATTGTGTTTGTCGAGGAAGTAAGCCCGATCAATGGTTGCAAAATAAAAAAGTGAAAAATCTTTTTCGCTCATGGGGATCTCCCTCGTTTCGTCAGTTCTACAAGCCCTTGGAAGTAGGCTGCTAATAAAGAAAAGATTACATTTGAACAACTGTGCAAGATAGCAGTACGCCTAAAGGTAGTGCAAGTATCCCAACTAAGGTAACGATGCGTTTTCAAATATATGACTTAACGCTCGCGATATCCGCTTCTGGCACGAGGCGGACAGAACATGTGGACATGACGTCAGCTCTAAGCGAGGAGCTGATGCTAGCGGGGTAGGTTCAGTACAATCATAGGAGAGATCCAAAGTGTGCAGACACTGACTAAATTAAAGAAAATAGCATCTACGCTATATGGATATTAATAATGTCTATGACGAATATCATTATACGCAGCCTCGGAAAGTTCGAATACCCGATCCAATCCGGAATGGGGTAATTCCACAACCAATCCCCGCTGAATAAGTTTATCGATCTGCATTAAAGCTATTTTATCTACAATAGATCGAGATAACTTAGGCGTTGCACCCAATAATACAGCTTTATATACTTCCATAATTCTTACAATACTAGGCTCCCGATTACTATGCCTTAATTTAATAGCGCGAGTGAAACTAGGAAGCGAAAACTGTCGTCCTGACATGTTAAGTTCAACATGTCCATAGAACATGTTAAATAGAATCCTTCGAAGTCCTTCATCAGATGATAAATAATCTATTAATTCTTCTTGTCTCTTTTCTTGAATCCAAGTTCTAATAAAGAGCCATCCTGATAATAACGATACACATAATAGATAGTATTGCGAATCAGGGAGCTGTAGCCAAGGTCCAATGATTGGGTTATCTTTAGCCGTATTGGGAAACGTAAAAAAGAAAGCGCTTAGCGTCGCAAATACTCCTGACCCCAATCGAGGGAGAAATGCACGGGATCGTGTATCACTCCGAACTTCTGACTTTATTAATGAAGGCGTCAGACTAACAGTCTGAGTTCCTGTCGCAGTAATCACTTTAACCAAATCCATCACTTGTGACATGGGTATCAACTGTTTGTCATTTTCATCCGTAGATTTCTCAATAGACTGATTATCAATGAATTCTTTTGCTGAATTAAGGTGTTGCCATAGATTTTTTGACTCATCATCAATAAAAATACCACTAGTATTGTCTGGATGTATTGATGCCATTTTTCTGACTATTGCCTGGCGTAACCCATTTGGGTCATTTTCCATAACATTAGAAAACTTAAAATATGCAGCAATTTCTTTATTATTTTTCCAGTCCATAGTAATTCTGCCCAATGAAGTAAAATATAAAATTTTATTTTTTCGTTTAGGTTGAGGTTTAATTAACAAAAGCATTAATGCTAAATCAAACGATAGTTCGCAATGACAATATAAACGTTTTCAGTGAGTTAAGCAATACTAGGAAATTATGAGACAGATTACGTCGCCTCCACCATAATGATTAACGAACCGTACTTTTTGCAAAGTCCGCATCTGGCACATAGCAGACCAGAGACACTGGCGTAAAGCCATGGAGGATCGGTGGGAGGAGGTAAAAATCCTCTCATGCAAAAAATACGCAAAATCGATAACAGTTGGAAATCATTCAATACTCGCACTATCGAAAGTTCACCAGCCAACCGCAGCGCGTTCTTGCATACGACGTGGCTGCGGTTTCAACTCCGTCCCCCACCAATCATGATTGGGCAGTACCAGTACAGCACTAGTAAAAACTGGAAATAAGCAGTCTCAGCAAAATACCGGCCAGACGGTGAGAAGACAAAAAAGATACGCAAAGTAGCCGCGGCCCTTAGTGACATGAAATCCCGCTATACGGGCTTTTTTGTATCTGCACACGATTGATTATTAGGTCCGTATAGCTAATAGTGGTCTTAACCTACATATAGAATCAGAGACTTTATGAAAAAGGAAATACTCAAGGCTCTTTGCCCTACATGCGGTGGGTTACGTAACTGCACTGTGCATGGGAAGCTAACCACTAGCTGGGAGGATTCCCAATATCCAGTTTATGGGTACCATTACCATCACCTACTCCAATGCAATGGCTGTGATACTGTCTTCTATCACCACAACGAACACTTCAGTGAGCATACTACCCACGAATATCGTGATGGTGAATTTGTAGAAACGCCTATAGATATGATCACTACCTATCCTGCCGCTGAAACATTTCAAGCTCCGATATGGTTATCCAAGCTTGAATCAGTTGATCGTCAGCTCTTTCAAATATTTAATGAAATGTATTCTTCATATACTTCTGACCATTTCATCCTTTCGTCCATCGGTTTACGGACGATTTTTGATCGAACTGCTGAACTGTTACAAATTCACCCCGGTTTGCCGCTTGGTGAAAAAGTTGAAAAATTAAAACAAGATGGAGTCATAGGCGACACTGAGGCATGCGTTATATCTTCTGTAATTGATGCAGGAAACGCCGCCGCACATCGCAGTTGGAGCCCGAATAAAAGTGAGTTCGAACAAATGCTAGAAGCTATAGAAAGTTTTGTCCAAAGAACTATCTTGGGCAAAAAATCACTTGAACATATAACCAAACAACTCCCACCTCGGGTTACAAGACCTAAAAATAGTGCATAATCCGCGATCATCAATGTGGCGTAAGGTTATGGTTTACTTGCTACAGGGAATTTTTTATACACCGTTGAAATACCCAGATCATAAATCAGTGCGACTTGCTGCTGATATATTCCCGATTCAATCAACCTGCCAGCCTGCTCCCATTGTTCTACTGTCAGCTTTGGCTTTCGCCCACCATTCCTCCCTTCTTGTCGTGCTGCGGCAAAGCCCGCCCTAGTACGTTCGACAATAAGCTCTCGCTCCATTTCAGCCAGGGCACCCATCACATGAAAGAAAAAGCGCCCCATTGGTGTGCTGGTATCAATAGCATCCGTCAGGCTGCGAAAATTAACGCCACGTTCGCGCAACTCCTCCACCAGCACGACAAGATGCCGCATACTGCGCCCCAGTCGGTCCAGTTTCCAGACTACCAGAGTGTCACCTGCTGATAATGTTCTGAGCAGTTTTTTCAGTCCCGGTCGGTCGGACTTAGTGCCGCTGATCTTATCTTCAAAAATCAGCTCACATCCTGCACACTCCAGCGCATTACGCTGCAATTCCGTATTCTGGTCATTTGTTGATACGCGGACATAGCCAATAAGCATGAGCATTCCCCTGAGTAAAAACCGGGGATGATGCCAGTTAGCCATAATCTCTGCATTTTCTTAAACGTTGGTTTGGGAGAAGGCTCTGCATTACCTGTTGGTGTCCCTGTTCCGTGGCCTTCAGCCACACCGCCAACAGGCTGGCTGAAATGCAATGGTGCCGCTTTTTCTGCTGAAGAATACCCGGAACTGACAAAGGCTTATCCGACAAATAAATTGCCTGATTTACGTGGTGAGTTTATTCGTGGCTGGGATGACGGGCGGGGGATTGATACAGGTCGCTCTATTTTAAGTATTCAGGGGTATGCAACGGAGGATCATGCTCATGGATTACCGTCAAGATCCACGATTGTGACTGATGCAACGATTAATTTCTATTTTGATGAAAACTGGGTAAATAGTGGCACTGACATTATCAAAAGAGGAAACACAAACGATGCCGGATTACCAGCACCGGATTATGGAACCTTTAAAACATATAAACAATCAGTGGCTGGTTTAGGTACCGCAGCCTCAGAAACGCGTCCGCGTAATATTGCATTTAACTATATCGTAAGGGCAGCCTGATGCATAAAGCAATATTAAATAGTGAGCTTATTGCAACAAAGGCAGGGGATGTTACCGTTTATAACTACGATGGTGAAACACTGGAATATATTTCCACGTCAACTGAATATCTTGCTGTGGGTGTCGGTATTCCGGCATGTTCCTGTCTTGATGCACCTGGCATACATAAGGTTGGTTATGCAATCTGTCGTTCTGTGAATTTAAATTCATGGGAATATGTGCCAGACCATCGCGGTGAAATCGTCTATAGCACCGAAACAGGAGAATCAAAAGAAATCACAGCTCCGGGTGATTACCCTGAAAATACAACCACTATCGCCCCTTTATCTCCATACGATAAATGGGATGGTGAGAAATGGGTGACCGATACTGAGGCACAGCATAGCGCCGCAGTCGAAGCGGCAGAAGCACAACGCCAGTCACTGATTGATGCTGCAATGGCTTCCATTAGTCTGATTCAGCTGAAATTACAAGCCGGACGGAAACTGACGCAGGCAGAAACAACCCGACTTAACGCCGTGCTGGATTACATTGACGCGGTGACGGCAACAGATACCAGCACCGCGCCGGATGTCATCTGGCCTGAACTGCCGGAGGCGTAGGCCATTCAATATCTGGAGCACTGGAGATATCCACCAGTTCCAGTGCGTCCAGGTAATCCAGCCACAAATTATATTGCGCCAGTTCCTCGCCTTTCAGACGACCAATAGCGGCTTTACCGGGCCATTGTTTACTGTTCATGTATTCGTTGGCCTGGTTAATTAGTAGCTGTCTTTCTGATTCAGTAATTTCAATAAGCTCTTCATGCGTGGGTGGAGGAATATCTGCCCACGCAGGCAGCCCATCATCTCCGGCAATACGGATTTTTCCTTGTGGCGGTTCAGCCATAAACTCACTGATAATATTTTGATTTACTTCCTTAGCGTCTGATAAATCCCATCCCTCTGATTTATATTTATCAATCATATCCACAGGGAAAAAAGCATTATGCCTTGCGCTATAAACATATTCGTTCATATAAATCACCCTGAATAAAATTACTCACCAACAGCCCACCAACTGTAATTCATCGATACCGTGTCGCTGGTTGATGACGTTCTGTAAGCAGAATTAAAGCCGGTTAACGTTGGGTCTTCTGCAGTCATCACGAACCCTCGCCCAGCGCCTAAAGGCGCACCGCCATCACCAGAATGAGTAAGCATGGCGCAGTCCGCTTTTTTGGGGAAAGGGATGCTGAATGTAATTCTCATTGTTTGCGTCGATAATTTCGGCGTAACCGCACCACGACCATATTGCAGGATTTTCCCGTTGGGTAATTTCATCCATCCATCACCACTGGCAAAAGAGGCCATGTCCGGTATCTGATTTTCCCCTGTTCCAACCCCCCGTTTCGCCGCTTCTCCCAAACCAAGGTTTTCGAGAGCCGTTGGTACTGTGCCATCCGATTTGATATCACCAAACGGATTCTTGCGGCTTAACAGCAGCGCACGAAGCGCTGTAAGCAGCTGGTCATGCCGCCCCTTCTCCAGGCTGGCACCGGATGCCTCCACCACGCTGCAAAGCTCCTCCTGCAACATGTCAAAGTAGTCATCATCCAGATCGGTGGCAGGCGTGCCGGTCTGGGGGTTACCACGGGTAAAACCGTTCTTACCCGCGCCGAACTTATCCTTCTGCGCGGTTTTCGTGTCTATACGATGCATGAATTACTCCGGATATTTAAAAATTACGTAGGTATGCGACGGGCAGAGTTTGTTAAGCACACACTCGACAACGGTGTCGCCCCAGATACGCAGTGCGGAATCACAGGGATCGCCACATGTCATCCAGGTGGTGTTGGTGGCGGCTGGCATGTTGACCTGCCAGTAATACCGCCATTCCGGCGCATTCACCGCGTCAGTACAGGCCGATGAGCAGGTGAACGTGCTTTTGTCGTATCGCGTGATGGTGGCGTCTGGTCTGCCCAGGGCAGCAAGCTGTGCAAGGTAAAAATCCTCATTGATGCCGCCCGCCAGGTTAACCTTCGCATCCAGTCGTTGCTGACGCTGGCGAAGGGTCTGTGTCCCTGCGGGAATACATTCATCCGGCAGGCCGCACAGACGCTCCCAGCGGTTTATCAGTTCGGTGGTGGTGCGCGGATCCAGCTCCCGCATCAGGGCATCCGCACGCTGATGAACGCGGGTTAATGACGGTGCCGCACCGGCAATCGCCGGATCTCTGGCTGACCACGCCGGACCGGGGGGCAACAGTGCCGACAACAGACGGATGTAATCATCGTTTGTCACGTCCATGAAATCGTCCCCAGTACCGCCAGTTCATTTTTTGCAATGGAGATATTGTCTGCCGGTGCAAGCAACTGATGGCTGTATTCCCCGTTCGCACCGGAAATCGCCTCACTGATACGCGACACCTTCAGTTCTCCCTGCGGATAACCATCACGCAGCAGGAACGAACGCAACTCGGCGGTGATGGCAGCCCGTATTTCCGGTGTGTCCGGCGTCACGCGGATATGAAAATCCACTTTATGCGCCACCGGCCTGAATACATACAAATCAGAGCCTGCCACCGGGGCCAGTGGCTCAATGTGTTGTCTTGCCGCCGTTTCCGTTGATTCTTCCGGAATGGGATTAATCAGGTCACTGCCGGCAATCATCACACCGACAGTCCCCGTTCCCATCCAGTGGCGGTATGTCCATGCGCGGGTAATGCCGGGCACTTCTTTAGCCCAGACAACATAGTCCCCGTCAGCCCCGCCCTGAGGAGTCCAGTAATACCGCTCAATGACGCGGGCGCGCCACGTTTCCAGATCTTCAGTATCAAATCCACCTGTCAGAGTGTCTGCCACGCCGGAAGACGGCAGACCATTAACCGGCGTGACCAGGATTAATGACGTACCGTCGTCAGCGTTACCGACCGTGCCTGCACTTGAGCAGGCGATCGGCACGCGCAGGACACCACCGGCGCTGGTTGCATCGGCAGTTGCCGTGTACTGAACCAGGTCATCGCGCTGAATAACACTCCCGGCGGTCACCTTCAGGCCATCGCTGACGCCTTCCCAGCGCATATACCCGCTGGCAGTCGTGGCCCCCTTGCGCGGACACCGTTTCATCGCAGCATGTCGCGCCAGCCAGGACTCATCGCACAGGTCAGGCAGCATGTTCATTGCCAGATAATCGATGTACCCGTAAACCGTATGCAGCGCCGCCGCATACACCTTTGCCCGCACGTCTTCATCCATGCGCCGGAGCGTGTCGCTGACGTCCAGCCTGGCGAATAAATCGTTACGGAGCATACTGATATTTTCTGCCAGCGTCGGGCGCTGAAATTCACTGTCCGCCATGCGTTATCGCACTCCACAGATCATCAAAAGAAATCATTACCGGTCCGTCACGACGCCAGAGAGTGATACTGTTACCCAGTTCATTAATCCCGGTGCGGCGGATATCCAGATCAATACGGGACACCACGCCGTCATCAATCATCCATTGCAGGCATTCGCGGATATACCCCCTTACCGTCAGCACCAGTTGATTGGTCAGTTTGCTGCGCTGAAGCAGCCACAGTCGGGAGCCGTAACGGTCATTCTGTACCGCAGGCCAGGTATCCCCCCACCATCCCATCGGGACTTCGGCGTTGTCATCAGGCTCCGCCCGCCGCCAGGTAAACAGGGAAATCACCACAGCGCGGGTCAGCGGATCCAGCTGTGCGCTGGCGCAGGTGCGTTTACCGTTCACCGTCAGCCACAGTTCCATCATGCCTCCATCGCTTTATCAGGTTTGTCGGTGTTACTGCCCTGACCGTTCTCTCTGTGACGATGCCCGTTATAGGCAAGCCGCATCGCTGACATGGTGGTACCGCCGGAGTCGCACAGGTCTTTCACCTGTCCGGTCACTTCCAGGTCCATTTCAAAACGTGCTCTGGGCGCATTGCGAAACGTGATCGTTTTACCTGCACCGTCCACCACAATCCCCTCCCGGGTCAGCGTCACGGACTGCCCCTGATCGTCATAGACCGCCACCTCACCCGTCTGCAGCCCTTTCAGGCGGTAGCGCCGGTCCGACACCGTAACAACCACCGCATGAGAACGGTCACCATCCGGAAACAACACCACCGCTTCCGCACCGCTGTTTGCCCTTGCGGTAAAACCGTAGGGTTCAAGATGTTCAACCCCGGCTTTGGGTTCACCGGCAATCAGGGACACATCCACGGTCTGACATTTCGTGGCGGCACTGATGCTTTTCACCACTGCCCGCCCAATCAGCCCGAGGAGTTGTCGCTGCATGGCTTCAATCGTCCTCATCAGAACGGGTCCTCCTGTACTCTGGCTTTTTTCTTTTTCCGCGCGCCGGGGGCTTCGGGTTCAGGCAGATAAGCATCAGGCGGGCCGACACGGATTTCCGTCAGGGTGCCGTTCTGGTCCTGAGTAAACGTGACTTCCGAGACAAGCAGTTCGGTATTGTCGAAACCACAGACAGGATCGAAGACAATCACCCGCTGGTTGGGCTGCCACAGCGTACCGTTACCCTGTCGCCAGCCCTGCACCACATAGGTGGTTTCATCCGTCCGCGCCGCCCGTTGCCGGGCTTCAAAGTCAGCACGCGCAATACAGCCTGCCCCCGTAGCCTGCCCTGTCTGCCTGATATACATCGGACGGTAACGGGCAATAAATGCGTCTTCTGTGCGGGCCCGCAGCGCGGTGGTGGTGGCCTCACCGAAATCATCGTCGTTTCCGGCACGCTGCCCCGCCACCTGGTAAACAGAAAACCGCTCCCGGATACTCTTCTCCGTATCGCAGGAAAGGATGTTTTCCCCAAGTACCAGCGCGGTATGTGCCCGCGTTGAGCCAATACCGCCAATCACCAGCCTGCCGTGCGGGTCGTCGTAAGCCAGCGCCTGCTGCTGACCGAGTATTTTGTTGATCACCTCAATCACCGTTTCACCGTGATCAGGCTGGACATCAGGAATAACACCCGACGGCGCACCGCTGTTCACCACCTCAATGCCGAAAGGCGCAGCAAGCGCCTGCGCAATCTGAACCAGCGATCGTCCGTTAAACTGTGTCGGTTCGGCTGCACAGTCAATCAGGTCAGCGGTCAGACTACGCCCAGCAATACCGGTGCTGACCGAACGGGCATCATAACGAACGGGAGTCGCCTCCACCCAGCCGGTGATCACCAGCTCATCACCAATCAGCACTTCCACTTTTGAACCGTTTTTAATACGCGGCTGAAGCGTGGTGATACCCTCATCTCCCGGCCACTGGCGGGTGATCTCCACACTGAAATCCCGCGTCAGCCGTTCAATACCGGCACCGATGCGCACCGATGTCCAGCCATTCCACTCCCGGCCATTTACCCGTAGCGTGACGTTATCATTCATAGCACTGGCACCTTCAGAGGGATCACCGGCACAAAGCCGGGATGCGTAATGGCATTACGCCGGATAATGTCCGCGTCACGCGCCGCGTTATCAAACCAGGTCGCCGCCAGCACCAGCGCGGGTAAGACCTCATCCGGCGTGCGCTGAATGATCCGTGCAGACTGTTCAAGGCGCGTGTTGATATCCGCATTCAGATCTGCTTTCACCCGGCGCAGCGCCAGAAACAGCGCATCACTGGTTGTACGGGACAACTCCTTATCAATTGCCGTATTCAGTGTGTCGCGAATGTCAGTCAGTTCTTCCCACGTCGGCAGGTCAACCGTGTTTTTCACCGCCGGTGCATTGTTCAGTGCCGGATGCGTGACGGAAGGCCAGCCGGTGCTCTGCGCGGGTGTTGTTGACTGCCCCACTGCGGCATTCTGCATCACCGCGGAAATTGTTGGCGCAGGCAATCGGGTGATGGCATACGCCGCTTCGCTGATTGCGGTCGTACGAAGGGTGCTGGCAACCACGTTACGCTGCTGCGTTGCCGTGGCGGTGGTTTTACTGTCCGTTTTCCAGACGCCGCGCGGTTGCAGATCGCTGCCGAGGCTGACACCGGAAAGCGTTTTGATCATGGTGACCAGGTCGCTGGCGTTACCATAAAGGCGTTTCCCGGTACGCCACATTTTCTGCACCTGCTCAACGAAATTTTTGCCTGACGATGGCGGCGGCAGAAGTACCGAGATATCCCCCTGCAACAGCCTGGCGGCATCCGATACGGCAGAATCCACCACTTTCATCGCATCAGAAACATACCCCAGCATTATGCTGGCATTACCGATAACGTCGTTCTGCACGAAATCCGCCACACCATCGATACTGAAACCGCTGAAGCTGTCACTGATGCAGTCATCCAGTGCAGAACAGGATGACATCAGCGTCTGCGCCGTCGCCACACCTGATGTGGGGTAAGAGAGTTCTCCTGCTTCGACAAACTTCAGGTCAAAGCGGACAATACGCCCTTCACTTTTCGATGTGCTGACCCGAACTTCCCCGTCAACACAGACTTTCAGCTCACCATATGTCGGGTGGACAAGCGTGCCGGGACCGGGTTTATTCAGCGCTTCAATCAGGCGATCGCGCTGGTCAAAGCAGTCATCTCCCACCACATAAGCTGTGATGGACGGGCGGAAAGTGACTTTTCCCAGATCTTCGGTATAGGGCTTGTCGCGGTTCGGGTATTCGTGCGTTTCCACACGACGACCGGTTCCCGCACTTTCTTCTTCAACCTTAAACGGCACACCTCGAAATGATGCTTCAAGTAGCTTTTCACGCCAGCCACTTCGAGAATCAGAGGATAGGTACGAAGAAATATGAGAAAAATCCAT